AAGTTATTAAAATACGGTTGGATTTATATTTATTCCGAAGTGAATTCTACAAATAGTTTTGATGCTAAAAAATTAGCAAAAGCGCCTAAACTTTTCAATTTAAATCCAAAACTGGTAAATTTCAATACAAAAATTGAAAGAAGGATAACTGATTTAGATGTTAGTTTTGATTATGATAACTATCTAAATTTACGTTATTCAGATATAATTCCATTCGTTGATTGGAAAGTTAGCGATGAAAACCAATTTAAAGGAGTTTCAAGGTTAGATTATTTAAAAAATGAAACTAATTTAATTAACCTGGCAAACAATGGAGATTCTAATAGAGTTAAATTATCAGGACAAGTTGTTATTTCAAAAGAGCAAGAAAAGGACGACGCGATAAAGGTTTCTAACTCAGTAAATTTTTTCGATAAAAGAGATCCAGAAGCAAAATCTGAGGCTAAAAAATTGGAGCAATTATTCCATTCTAAAGGATTAGGGCAAGGACGTTCTATCTTTGTGACGGATTTATCTTTGAAAGTTTTAAATCTATCAGATGGCATAAATAATCTAGATTTTACGCCATTAAAAACAAGCAATGGTAATTTATATTATTCAGTATATAATATCCCAAATGGATTAATTGAAAATTCAACGTATGACAATAGAGATGCTGACGAATTATTCCTTTATGAAAATATTGCTAAAAATATTGCTGAAAATTTCGCGAACTCATTAGTATCTTATTATTATCACACAAATAAAATTAAGGTATCATTTGAACACCTTGAGATTTACAGAAATAGAAAGCAAGAGCAGAAAAAATCCTATAGTGAATTTTTGAAAAATTATATTGAAATAATTAATAATTTAGTCGCAAATAATAATCTTACCGTTGAAGAAGGTAAAATTAAAATAGATAACGCAATTAATAACGAAATATTGTTATGAAAAAACTAACTACAAAACAAGTTGAAGATTTAATTAAGGGGCGTGAAAACCAACTAAAATTAATTAAAAAAAAAGAAATTAATATAGATAAAGAAGTAAAAAAATGATAATCAAAGGAGTAACTGACAATATTAGTTTCAAATCTAAAACTAATTTTTTAGATTATGTAGGCGAAAATAAAGAAAAAATAATTGACACTAAAAAATCAATTATTAAAATGGGCTATTTAGCTGATTTCTTTTTTGAAGAACAAACAAAAGAACAGGAAAGTTTTTTATCTGATTTTTTGTTTAAAAATATAGAAGAAAATCAAAATAATACAAACATTTTGTCTAAAAAATTAGCAATAAATTCAACTAATTATTTAGACTCTCATCAAGATTTACACATCAAAGGTATTTGGGACGATTCAATTCCAGAAGTTCAAGGAAAAATATATTTAGTAAATAATCATGAGCTAAACCACAAAGAAGTTATTGCATATCCGGAAAGTATTAACATTTCAACAAAAATAGTATCATTTAGAAGTTTAGGTGTCGATTCAGATTTGGAAACGCAACTCTTAGTTTTCGATGCTGAAATTAAACAAGAAATTAATTCTTTAATGTACGAAAGGTATTTAAAAGGATTGGTTAAACAACATTCTATTAGAATGTCTTACGTAGGTATTCAAATGGCTTTAAAATCAGATTCAGAATTATTTGTTGAAGAAAATTATTTATTTGAAAAATTTTTAAAACAAATGGCAAATCCAGAAATAGCATTATCTGATGAGGTTTATTGGATAGTATCAAAAGCAAACATAAAAAGTGAGGGTTCGAGTGTCATTTTTGGCTCAAATAAAATCACTCCAGTATTAAATTAAAATCATTAAAACTATATAAAATGACAGACCAAGAAAAAGAGTTGAAAGCTAAAGAGTTAATCAAAGAATTAACTAAGGAGCAAGTTGAACTAATTTTAGAAAGCAAAAAAACTGCAGACGAAAACGCTTCAAAATTAGTACATCAAGAAATTGAAAATTTAAAAACACAAATTAAAACAAATCCAGATGTTTCAATTTTGAAAAAAGACATCGAGCGTTTGGAAGATGCTTTAAGTAAAATTGAAAGCAACAAAAATCAAAGCAGAAATGAAGTATTATTAACTGCGTTCGAAAATCCAATTATAAAATCGTTTTTAGCCAAAGTTGCTCAAAAAGGCAAGACGGAAGATACTGAGGAATATTCTTACAAAGGCGATTCTCGTTTTTCACGTGCTGGAGAAAAAAATAGATTTAAAGCCTTTAATTCCTTAAATGTACATACAATTAATACGGTAAATTCAACTACTTTACCTACTGCTGGTTCAACAGGAATTGTACCTACATTGTGGCAACAGATAATGACGCAGATTTTAGGTACTTACGAAACTCCAAGAGTAACATCTAATATTTTAGATTTCGTCATGGTAGAACAATTAAATGCACCAAGAATAGCAACTATTAGTTATGATTATACGGCTAATTTTCAAGTTACAGATGAATGCGAGATTAAACCTTTCACTAAATTAAATGCACTAGACATGGTCGAAAGTGAAGCCGAATTTATTGTTACTTTATTTTGCTACTCTATGCACCTAGAATTTTGGTATGCAGACCTTTATAATGACTTCAAAACTTCGCTAAGACGTCTATTGCTAGAGGAAATACCTAAAAGAGTAAATGCATTTTTAAACACAAAAGGGATACCTTTTACTCCAACAGCAAACACCTACACCACAACTGCACCTGATGACGTAGACGCACTTGCATCTATTGTAGCAGACTTATATATTAAGGGTGTGAAAAATCCTATTATAAGACTTTCTCCAGGTAAATATACCGAAATAATACGTGAAAAAGCAACAGATGGACATACCAAAAACAATAACAACGGATCTATAAGAATAGTTGATGATAGAATCTATCTAGGAATGTATCAGATCCAAATAATTCAAGAAGAATCATTTGGTATTGACGATTTGCAAATAGGCGATTTCTCATCAGTTAAGGTTGCAATTCATAATGATATTATTCAGATTGAAAAAGTTGGTACAGTCGTATTAGATGACAATTCTACTTCAACAGAACGTAATATCAACATTGATGAAATAGGTATTTTTGTTGCGTATAATATGCCGACAAAAGCAAACGCTTATTTAATTCGTGATACTTTCACTAATGTAAAAACATTAATTACAGCTTAATCCTAACAAAATAAAATAAATAAATGGGAGAATTAGAAAAATTAAAAACGAAATCAATAAAAGACCTTGCGATTGAGGTTTTGAATGATTTTAAAGCAGAATGGGAGAAAAATGGAAAAAAATCAAAAATAATCAGTTTTGAAAAAAACGGCAAAAAGATTATAACTGAAAAAATCACAGATGTTCCTTATATTGATATGTACGATATCAAAAAAATAGAATTTACAGAAAATTTCGGATTTCATAAAAAAGGGGCAAAAGTAGAGGTTAGCATTGTTTTGCTGAAAGTTTTTGTTGATAAATTAAAGGTAGCAAAAGAAATTAATTAATGTTTACAAATTACGAACAATATACAGGTCAGGTTTTCATACCGCAAAATGAATGCTTAGAAAATGTTCATTTTCTAGAAAGCATTTTTGCTACGGAACGGCAAATGTTAGAAAATATACTTGGATATTGTTTGTATTCTGAATTATTAGAGAATTTAATTTTTAATGTTGAAACTGGTTATAGTGAATTAAAAGTAAATGCACCACAACACATTATAGAACTTGTTTTAGGCGTTGTTTACGACAATGTTTCTGATTCAATTAAAAGCAAATGTGGTTGTGGTTGTAACTATTCAAAATGTGATAAAAAGCATTGGAAAGGGCTTTTAGAATTAAGGGAATTTTCCTATATTAAAGATGATTGCGGAATTAATAATGTTATAACAGTAAGTAAAAAGTTTTCATTCTTAACTTATTACTGCTACGCAGATTATATAACTCACAATTCTGTTAATTTTGGAAATTTAGGTAGTAATGATTTTAACGCTACTAATAATAATATTAAAATTAGTAACGCTTTAATTTCATTCTATAACCATGTTAAAGGGTGTAATTCAGGGTGTGATGTTAGCTTGTACACTTATTTGAGTGACAATATAGATAAATTCCCAAAATGGGAAGGTGATTATATATGTTCAATGCAGGAGGTTAATATTTGGGGATTAAAATGAACGAAGAAATATTAATTTATCATTCAATTAAAGAATTAAATCTTAAATGTTCTGAGACTTACTTTGGTAACGAAGAGGACATTAGTTTTGATACTTTCGTTTTGCAAAAAAATCACACTAAAATTTTTCCTTTAATTTGGATTCAAACTCCTTTAAAAATCGAAATTGAAAATAACGAAACTTTTGTAAATGACTTAACTATTTTAATACTATCTAATAACAATAATCAAACTGTAAATCTTTTGAATAAAGAAAGATATGCAAAAAAATTTAAAGTATTAGAAGAAATTAGAGTAGAACTAATAGAAAATATTAATAGTAAAAATCTTAATGTTTTCGGTAAAATTAATATAGAAAAAAATCACAAATTCAAATTAAAAAATTCTCAAAATGAGAGCAATTTTGAAATTGTTGAATCTATATCTATAACTTTTGAACGAGTGCAAATCACTCAAAATTGTATAAAAAAATATTGTAATTGTTAAATATAAAAAATGGCGAACTGGATAAAAAAATGTGATAGCGAAATTATGGGTACTGGAATAGGTGCTTGTAATAAATTAATTGGAGAAATAAAAAAAGGATTTCTTTTGAAAAGAAACACAAAGGTAACTTTGACGAATGGTGTATTTACTCAAACAGAATACGATAGATTGGTTCAAACTGGTAAATTGGTGTATTTGCAGGATTTCATAAATATTACACCTGCTCCTTTAGAAGCAGTATATGAAGAATTAGGACGTGGAAGGCAAAAAGCCTCAGGTTCTGTTTATAGATTTACAGCTAATATAACCGCTTACCAATGCTTAGCAAAAGCTTTATGTTCATTAGAAGCAAAATCAAGTCTTTGGGATTTCTTTTGGATTGATAAGCAAGGTAACATTAATGCAATTAATAATGGAGATGGTACATTCTCAGGATATTCTTTAGATGGAATATATTTTGATATTGTAATGGGGGACGCATCGGCTACATCTACTAAATTAATGCTAATGATTGATTTTGATGAAATTTCTTCAGAAGAATTTAGATGTGGAAACTCAGATGTTTTGGATAATTCATTAATCGAAGTTTCTAATATTAAAAGACCTAACGGAGTTATTGATTATCAAATCGAATTTTTACCAACAAATAAAATTAAAGTTTCATCAAAATGCAATCCTAATGAAACGTTAGACGCTTTGGAATTGACCAATTTTAAGTTTACAGATGCAGCAGGAACTGAATTAACAGGAATCACTATTGCACCAAATGGAAATGGAATTTACACAGTTACTGGAGCAACTGGAGAAGCTATTGTAACATTGTGGGATAGTGCATTATTAACCAACACAATTAAGTACGATAACGAGTATTACAGAACAGCACCAAAGACAGTAGTTTTTACATAGCCCCACATAGATTGTATAATCAAATATATAGTATGATATATATGTAATTAGGGGCATGAATACTTTAATGGAATGGAAAGTTAATAAATTTACGACCAAATCCTTTTTAATTTTCGTTAAAAAGGATTTGGATAGTAAAAAATTAGGTTTACTTCAAAAAGAGCAATGGTTAAGGGGTGTTAATGAATCTGAAAAAATAATAGGTCGGTACAAAAAATCGACTGAAAAATTCGCAAAAATACAACCAAGACCAAAAACTCGAAAAATTGCAGGAAGACCTTATAATTTACTTTGGAGTGGAGATTTTTTTCAAAAAACAAAATTCCAAATTAACGTAGAAGAAAAAGATTATAAATTTATCATTGATAGTTATTCAAGCAATAAGCCTAAACTTTTTAAAACTATTAAAAAATATGGTTTAATTTCAGAACCAAATACTATTTTTGGATTAACTGATGAAAATGAATTTAAATTAATTGATGAAATGGAAACATCTTTTTTAAATGAATTAAATAAAATTTTAAAATAAAAAATTATGTGTAATTGCACTCAGAAACCAGACTTTAAAGCAAACATTAGAGAAGCATACGACCACACGCAAACCCAAAAAGAACAGTATGTAGTATATAATAGCAACGACAAGTTATTTATCGCACCCTTAAGTTTTGTATTACAGCAAAATCACTGCTGTTATTTTGTACCAAAAGCGAATGGCGAATTTTCAGAAGTGAAAATAGAAAAAACAGTGGAAACTAAAGAAGTTAAACGAAAAAAGTAAAGTATTTTTTTTTTTTTTTAGATTCAAATAAAAAACCTACATTGTAATAATGTAGGTTTTTTTTAAAAAATCAGTAAATTTAAATAGTTTTCATAATATTAATTTTCGCAAATCAATGTTAAAATTCCATTTTTAACATTGAAATTCATTCTTTTACCGAAATTAAAATCAGGGAAATTAACTCGTTTTTTTTCAGAGAATCTTACATTTTCATAACTATCTGTAATACGAACATATAAATCAATGAATTTTATTTTTTGATTATAAATTTCTTCAAAATTTCCAGTAGCGGAAGGACAATTTTTATTATTTCTTATTGTGATTGTTTTAGAACTACCATCAAAAAAGACAATGTCACATTTAAATTCATGGTAATAATGAGTACCTAAATATTCCTTAAAAATCTTATTTTCATCTAAATTACCACTAATACACACGATAGATTTATTAGTTAAATCGTTTGTTTGTTCTTCTGAATTATCTGAACTACAAGATAAAAAGAATATTGTCAATAGAATTATTAAATTTTTCATTTTCATTTTTTTGTAAATTTACAAAAAAAATAAATGCAAAAAGAAAAGATAATTAATTATTTAAATGGAAAAACATTAGCTGAAAAATCTGATTTTTGGTTTTATGGTATGACAGCAAATAGTTATGATTTTGTGCATATTTCAAAAAATTACTATATTGCAAAAATACTTTATATGAATCAAATTATTTACTTGCATTGGGTTTTTTTAGATAATTTTGAAGAAATGGATTATATTTTTTCAGGTTCAGAAACACCATTTATTAATTTAACAGACTAAAATGGCAAAAGAATTTAAAATTACAGGTGTAGATAAAGCCACTGAAGATCTAAATAAATTAATGGGTGCTATTAAAATGGCAAAAGATGAAATGCTATTGTTATTAGACGCCAACTCAAAAGTATTTAAAGGTTTTGATGTGCCAAAGTCATTAAAAGATAGTGTTAAATTACAAAACGAATTAAACGAAAGTCAAAAAAAACTAACAGAAACGGAGTTAAAATATTCAAAATTAGTTCAAGAAAAAATAAGATTAAATGAAAAATTAAAAAATCAAGCGACCTCTGAATATAAAGAATCTTTAAAGAAAAAACTACAAATTCAAGAAACAGATAAATTACTTCGTGAACAAATTAAAACAGAATTAGGACTTGGTAAGGCACGAGAAAAACAATTAAATGCGTACGAGCAAATGAGCAAAAAAGCTCGTGAATTAAAAAACGAATCCAAAGATTTAAAAGTTCAATTATTGAATCTATCAGAAGCAGGAGATACAAGTTCACAAACATTTGTAAAGTTAAAAAATAGATTAGGCGAGGTAGAACCCGAAGCCCAAAAATTAGACAAACAGCTAAAAAATATTGATGGTAATTTAGGTGATTATCAACGAAATGTAGGAGACTATGCGAATAAATTCAAAGATGCGTTAGGGTCTATTTTCTCTGGAGATATAAAAGGTGGGTTTGAACAGTTTGCTGAAATTTCAAGGCAACCAATAGGATTTAAAACTTCATCAACTGAACCTCAAAATTTATTAGGCGGAAATAATGCAACTGGTGTAATTGGTGGTTTTCAAAATTTCACATCGAATAAAGGAAATAATCCTTTAACAGATATTTCAAAAAGTGCTGTGGATATTGGGGATTCCTTTGAAAAAAGCACACCAACATTAAAGGGGTTTCAAAGTGCATTAAAAGGATTAGTGGCTCAAGCATGGGCTTTTATTGCAACGCCAATAGGTGCTGCAATTGCTGTAATTAGCGGAATAGCGATAGGGACAAAAGCCTTATTTGATTACAACAAAGAAGTTTCAGCTTTAAATAAGCAGTTAAAAGCTTTTGGTATAGATGAAAGTCAAGTTAATGATGTTCGAGCTAATGTAACAGCTATTGCAGAAGTTTACGATAAAGAATTTGGCGAAGTTGCTAAAACTATTAATTCATTAGCTAAAAGTTTTGGAATATCTTATAAAGAAGCTGGAGACGTTTTAAATGAAGGACTTGCTCAGGGTGGGAAGTATAATGAAGAATTTTTATCTAATTTACAAGAATACGATATATTTTTTCAAAAGGCTGGATATTCTGCCAAAGATTTTGCTTCGATTATAAACGCATCTTATATGCTTGGTGTCTTTAATGATAAGCTACCTGATGCGATTAAGGAGATGGAAATTAGTCTATCAGAGTTCACGAAGTCTAGCCGAGATGCTTTAATTTATGCTTTTGGGGAGGAATTTGCTGATAAGATAGGAAATGGAATTAAAAATGGAACGATTAAAACTAAAGAAGCTCTTGAATTAATTTCTGAACAGGCATTGAAAACTGGTTTAGACGCAGAACAATTAGCTAAATTAAGTGCTGATGTTTTCCGTGGGGCTGGAGAAGATGCTGGTGGTTTAATTGAAATAATTAACGTTTTGAATAAAGCAACAGAACTTCGGAATAAAGGATTAGATGAAAGCCAAAAGCTACAAAAAGAATTAACAGATTCTACAAGTGAATATGAAAAAGCACTATATGATGTTGCAGGAGTTAAAGGTATTGACGATATTTGGCAAAAAGTAAAGATAGGATTTACAGACTACATAACATATTTTTTAAAACAGTTTGCAAGAATAAAAGAATCCTTTAATATAATATCAACGTCATTTTCTGATATATTTAAGCAAAGTAACATTAAAGATGTTTTAAAATCCACTTTAAACTTTATTTTAAAATCTGTTACTGAATACGTTAATACAATGGTTGCTATAATAAGTAATGCAATTGGTGGTGGTTTTTTTGATATTGCTAAAAAATTTGACAAATTAACAAAAAATATTCAAAAAAAATTAACGCTAAAAGTAGGTTTTACAACAGAAACGGAAAATGAAAAAGTAAAAAGATTTGAAAGTGAACAGACTAAAAAATATAATCAAGCACGAGAAAAGGCTGAAAAATCAGGTAGTAAAACATTCGTAGCACAAGATAAAGGAGTTTTAGCGACTTTTGACACCAAAAAAGGAACTAAAATTATTAAAAATAAAAAAACAGAAGTAGATGCAAACGCAGAATATAAATCACAACAAAAAGCAGAAAAACAGATATTAAATGATTCCAAAAGCAACGCTAAAAGCAAAATTGATATTGAAAATGAGAAAGCCAAATCAAAAGAGGACGCAATAAATAAACAAATTGCAAAAGAAAAATCATTGATTGAAATTGAAAGATTGGCTCTTGAAAAAACTCTTGAGAATTTTTCAAAATCAAAAAAAACCATGCAAGAGGAATTGGATTTTTTAGAATATTCCTCAAAAAAGAAAATTGAATTAATTGAAAGAGAGCGACTAAATGAGCTCCGTAAAAAAGGATTAACAGAAGAGGATAAAAAAATTATAAACGAAAAAAGCCAAAACGAAAAAGACAAAGTTTCTACTGAAAAAAACCAAAAAACAAAAGATATTAAACTTAGTAAAATCGATGGAGATATTGCGACCAGCGAATTAAATTCTAAAATCCAAATTGAAAACGCTAAAAAATTAAGTGCCGAATTAATTAAAATTGAAAAGGACAGATTAGATGAGTTATTGAAATTAAATATTCAAAGTTTAGAGTTGAAAAATAATTTAAACTTTGAAGAAGTTGAGAATAGACGAAAAAG